TCTGTTATTCCCATTTCCAACATTGCTACCCTTACATCTACGTCAAGCATAAACTCATCTGTGTATTCAGGCAAAGACGCTTCATATGCTTCTTTACTGCCGTATGAAGCAATTTCATTAATTTCTTTGTTAAAATCTTGCGTTTTTACTTCAAGACCACTCATATAGGAATACTGTTCATTATCAAGCTTTACCTTTGATATAAGTTCCAAAAGTTTATGCTTTGGTATAATTTGAGTTTCTAATTCAATTAACCTATCATCATTTACATAATAGTCTTTATCTACAAACTCTTTTTTGTCAATATCTTTGTAGTGACGTATAACTAATTTATAGCTATTTAAACATATTTGATTATTTATTATCGAAAAATTATCAATTATATCCATTATGTCCTCCTTATCCCGTAATCATCGTTCCTGTATTAACACTCCCTGTCGGAAATGATGTATAGGATTGTGAATACTGCATTGCATTGCCTATAAACTGTACTTTATTTGAATTAAAATTCATTTCAGAACGTCCAATAAAAGTATTTCCTATCATTTGAGTTGGGCAAAGTATTTGGAGCTTGTAATTCTCGGACGAATTAACACCAGTAACCGTATTTATGAAAAAACAACCTTCAATTTTACCAAAAGTCAAATATGTACTTGCCGTATAATTGATAGTGCAATCTCTTAGTGAACATAACTTTTGCTCTGTGTCTGTGGTGTAGTGACATAATGAATGATTTCTATTTTTCAGAGTAATATCACACTCATCAATAGTCACTTTCCCGTTTGTAAAATTTGTTCTACCACTACCTTGTCCCGTTAGTTTACTATTTCGTATATATCCTGTTACGTTAGTGTTATAAATAAAGTTTAAATCATCACCACCTGCACTTTGCGTTGACGAACACTCATTCTGCAATGATACGGAGCTGTCATCTATCTCTATTTTGGTACAATCAATACCGCAATAGCATATATAACTTGAGCTACTTCTAATCCAAAAGTCAATACTACTTCCATTTTTCATTTTAAACAAACCAGATGACTTAATAGGTGTACTTCCCAAACTCTGTGCCGTAGTAACATCTAATCTTGAATACGCATTATCGAAATATATATTAGTCGCCTCGATACATAATTGTGGCATTAGCTCCATTCCAATATTCTCAAAATATAATGGATAAGACACTTTTGAGTCAGAAGAACTGCTCCGTGAAGTTATGATACCATTATTACTAAAATTTAATTTAGGTACATCAGTTGCTTGCTCACCAAACAGCTTATCAGCGTGATTACCTCCGTACATATAAATAGGAGCGTCTATTGAATATTTACCTCTTTTTAAAATTATCCTCGAACCATTTCTCGAAGCATTTATAGCCTCTTGTATTACCTCAACATCAGACTTTCCGTCAATTCCACACATAAAATCAACATCATTTATTGAAGGAGGTATTCTGTAACCGTCAACATTAATTGTACCTACTACTATATTGCTGTGGTCGATTTTTCTTTTTTCGAGGATACTTACCCATTCTGTACCGTCATATATAAATTCAACAATTTCACCTGCTTCCCAAGTATTTGGGTATTGTTTGTCTGTAGAGTTGTAACCACCATTATAACCTTTAAAGACACCGTACCCCTTGTATCTGATACTTTTAGCACCTGTATTATTTACATTTAGAGTGGCTTTTGTTGTTGAGTCGTGTGCATATGTAAATTTGATAAACACACGCACACCTGTAACAAGTTTAAAATTCGTTATGGAAACTGTTTTTGCTACTGTACTTCCACTTGTATTGCATACCGCATAAGGTGGTTGTTGCCATACAGGAGCACCACTACCATTACTAATCAAATTATACCCTGCCGTTCCCACACTCGTTGGTGCATACCACGACTTGCTTGCCGTTGCCGAACCGTTATAGCTTGATGATAAACCATTCATTGTCAATGTAAGTGAATTTGGATTTTGCATTGATGTAGGCTTGTTGGATAGGTCTGTGTATGACCCCGTAAACGCCACTGTTTTTAGGTCAGTAAAAAACTTTTTTATTTTGCCGAACAATGTACTCAGCGTTTCACCGGAAGTTATATTAACTCGTGTGCTTGCCTCTGTAAATGTCGGTTGTTGCAAATTCTTATCCGCCTCTGTTCTTGCGGTTTCTTCGTTTGACAGTTTTGACTGAATTTCAGTAATGCACTTACTTACCAAACTCCAAAACCAATTAAAAACATTTGCCGACGGTTTATATCCGGCTTTAAATCCGTCATTTTTCAGACTATCGCTCGGCTCGGTGCCTGTATTCTTCCATTCGGGCAAACTATTATTAAAATTCATACATTTATTCTCCCCTCTTAAATATTTCCTAAGTAACCGCCGTGACCGTTACCATCGGCAAATCCTGTTTCAATGTTATAGTCATTTTCGTGGTCGGCAAATTCAAATGTTCCGCTATATTCATACGCATATAATACCGACAAATGTGCCGGTTTCAGATCCTCGATAATATTCTTAATCACACTTTCCGGCACATTCGGTTGATGAAAAATCACCGTAAAGCTATAATTCGGAATATCTTCGGAAATATCCGCCAAAATGCTGTAACTCTCAATCACCGCTTTCAGATTTGCCCTTGTCGAAGTCTGTGTTCCGCGCAGTCTTGTTTTGATAAGACTTTTTCTCACTTCAATGGTATCGGCAATTTCTGATATACCCAAACTTTTTTCATATTCTCTTACGGCATCTTCATCGGCACTGTCAATAAATCTGTTTTTCATAAACATTTCTATCAACTCATACAAACGTTCAAATTCAGCATTGACGGGTGTATTTAATGCTTTTATATACCGTGACTTTTTATAGTACGATGGTAAATTCTGTCCTACATCAGCCAACGGCAACACCCCCAAGAACGGCAATTTCAGTTTCGGATATTGCGATATTTTCTGTTTTTGAATTGATTTTCAAATTTGAATAATCATCAACACCGTCTGTATTCAATATGGTTTGACCTATTTTTGCATATGACACATATCCGTTTGCAAAAGACACATCACGCAAATAACTTCTGATATTCGATTTAATACTTTCAATCGTGCTTTCGTCCACATCTGCCGAAAACGTAACATTTATACTTACTGCCGTTGCAGTGGTAACGGTCACATCTGCACCTATCGGGCATTGTTCATCTATATAACTCTGTACCTTATTTATAAGCTCACTTCCGGCAAGTTGTTTTTCACTGTCAACGATTATCACTTTAACCGTTCCTGCTCCGTTCCACAACGGCAAGCATTTTGCGTCACCCACTCCGTCAACTGATTTTGCCCAAGAGATATACTGCCACTTATTTCCGCTTGTTATAGGATGCGAAACATATTCGGTAAAACGCTTTCGCAGTTCAACATCACTTTCTTTGTCACTGCCTCCTGTGGTTGAAATTTCATTTGTTACGGATATAAGTCCTTGAATCGTAACCGGAAATCTGTTTATTTTCCCTTTTTCAACATTGCCTTTTACTCCGGCGCTGTCACACACAATTCGTACCGTTACACTTCCGTCGTTTGGTATAATCGCATTTTCGGTTATATTAAATATAACATTACCTGCCGCCACCTTTTCACCGACAGACACTTTTGCTCCGACGTTACCGCTTACAGTCACACAGCCTGTTGCATAGCTTGCCTCTTTGCGTTCCAATCCAAACTCACCTACACGCATATCAAGATACTTACCCGTAGCGGTTGACGCATAAAAATAGGAGTCAAGAGATGATATAATATCATAAACATTCTCAAACTCCGTTGCCGTTGATTTTTCTATATCGTATGTATAAGTTCCCGATGACGTATCATATCTTGACGGTATCTGCAAAAGCATACGTTCAAGTATTGTATCAATAGTTTCAGCCATTATATCGCCCCCTTAACGTCATTTATATCGCCGTACACGCTGTTTACGGTAAAAGATACTGTAAGCATTGAGCCGTCTACTTCCATATTAAAGTTATCAATACTCACTATATCTTCATTTGCGGTAAGCATTTCGGTTATCTCGCGCTTGACTTCCGAACGGATGTAGTCACGATTGTAATTCTTTCCGACAAAAG